ACGCTATAACAAAAGATGATCTAACAAACAATCGAGATATTTTTGTGACTCGGTATGAGGAGTATGCATGATATGCCTTATAAACGTGAAGGAAAATGTGTATACATAAAGAAATCGGGATCTTGGAAAAAGAAAGGATGTTCTGCATCAGTGGAAAAAGCAAAGAAATATTTAAAAAAATTATATTCTGTTGAAGAGATTATTAAAGAAGAATATTATATTTTTCAGGTTGAGAATCTTTTAAAAACAAATTTGACTGAGATCTTCGAGCCTGATGTTGTTCGCGGCCTTAGTGGAAAAGAATACGGTTCCAACATGACAGCCAAAGAGTGGGCTGATATTGTTTTAAACAATCCAAAAGATTTTGTTAAGCAAGATATAAACTACGCTAAAGAACTCAAAGACAAAGGATATAAACATCCCCGCGACGTGTACGGCCCTCGTGCGCCTGCAGGTGTTACCAATAGAATGATGCGTTCCGGTCAAACTATCGGAAGTGTAGCAAGCGAATGGGCTGCTTTTATTAAAGGCGGCGGAGATATTCGAGATGCAATTGAACAAACGAGATCCGAAAAGGGACAAAGTGTAATACAGATTTTAAAGGACCTAGTATACTATTTAGAAGATGAGAAGTCCGCGGCAGACAAACGTGCTCACGGCATACAACAGGAGACGCTCGAAGAAACGTGACCAAATAAAAACAACACAGGTCGTGTTTTAAGAGTAAAATTATCAAAATGACTAAGTTATCAAAAAAAGCAATAAAACAGATCATTATAGAAGAGATGGAATCGTCAGATTCACAAGATTTAATCGACGCGCTTAAAAAATTAACAGACACTATCGAATACCTAGATGTCAGTATTGACTATCTTGCCTCCTCGGTAACGGGAGATTACGCACCCAGCCTAGGCTCGGTACAGAAATCAATGGGCCGCCTCGCCAGAGGTCCAAACAGGTCGACCTCCCCATTAAAAGAAACTCAAGAAGAAAAGCTGCAGCGATACGCAAAAGAAGAATATCAAAAATTAATTGATGAACAGGAAAATTCATAATGGCTAGAACAAAAGCATTTGTTGACACATGGTTAGAAAAGTTTACATCCCGCAAACTATTGGTGTGGACAACCGCATCTGTGTTGGCATTCACTGGTTATTTGACCAGCAGCGATTGGGTTACTATTTCTATTGTATTTATTGGCACACAGGGTGCGGTTGATATTGTCGAGAGACTGAAGAAGGCCGGCTGATGCCCCAGATATTAATCAGACTTTTGCCTTACGCTAAAGTATACTGGAAGGAAATCGCCATTGTACTTTTGGCGCTTGTGGTATTTGGAAAGATGCGCTACGATCATCGATTGATGGTACGCATTTATGAGGAACAGTCCGCAGCCCTTCAAGAACAGATTGATGGCTTGCATGCTATCCATGCAGAGGAGCTTCGTAAAAAAGAAGACGCCCTCGACAACTATCGCAATACTCTCGAAGAGCTTGAACAAAACTATTTAGAAGAGCAAGAACGCAATCAAGATTTGATTGACGAGAGGCGAAAGAATATTGAAAAAAAGTTTTCACAAAACAAAGAAGAGTTAGCAAATGAAATCATTAACAGTTTTAATTTTGAGTATGTTCCTATGTAACACAGCAATCGCTGAAGATGCTGGTCGGTTTACATTTTTAGGAGAAGGACAGTGTGCCCCATTTGAAGGCGCCCTCTTTGATGTGGTAGCCACATCGAGAATTCTAACATTAGAAGAGCAACTAACCTTAAATTGCCAAAGTCGAATGAAACTTGAACTTGGAACCTTACGAACAGAACTTCAACTTGAAATGGACAATCAACGAATCGGCTACGAGTCGCAGATTCAACAGAAAGATTTAACAATCGCCGCACAACAAAAACAAATAAGCAGCCTGCAAGACACACTGTCTAGACTTTCGGCTGATAATCGTTGGATGTGGTTTGTCGGCGGCGTAGGCGCTGGGCTTGCGGTTTCCTACACAGCATATAAGGTGTATAACTGATGAAAGATCCCGACCGCATTGCACGTGCAGAGAAAGCCATCTCACAAAAATATGGAGATGAGGCTGTTACTAATCCTCGCGCAAATTGGGACGAAGAAAAAGAAAAAGAATATCTGGAACAATCTAAAGAGTTTTACCAAAAGTCTTACAAAAAAGAAGCCCAACAGGAAAAAGTTGACATAAATGGTATAAAGGTTTCAAAAAAACTACTTAATAGAGAATCTCTGCGAAGTTGTTCGGTGTGTGGGGCTCACCCACAAAAATCATTGGATGATGTTTGCCTTACTAAGTTTGAATGTTGCAGCAAGTGTTATATTCAACATATAGAAGGCAGAGAGGAAAGATGGCTAAAAGGATGGAGACCTAATAATGGCAACAGTATATGAAATCGTACAAGGACTTGCACAAGCAGCAGCTAATGCATATGATGGCGCGCTTGGTGAGGACTACGAACCAGTAAAAACAGGAGCACTTCGCCGCGAAGAAGGTGACGCTCTTATTGACCAGCGCGTAATGGATGGTTTTGGAGTTAAGTTTTATGGCAACATGATGTGTCTCACTTATCATTCAGAGATTCAACTTAAAGAAATCTATGCGCCGGGCTTCGAATCTGATATCGATCAACGCATGTCTGATATTGCTGGCTGGATCAAGAAAGAATACAAACGCATCACTGGCGATTCTGTAACCCTTACCGAAGAGGGAGAGGTTGATATCCGTGCTGAAAACTCTTCTCGTGTTCGCTCCTGGGTTACAGCTAAAAAACATTTCAAGATTGGACAACTTGATGAAGCCATGAATGTCGATAACTCTGGTGATACTAACCCAGTTGAAAAAAGCTGGGAAAACTTTCTTAGCCAAGGCGGCTGGGATGGTAAACGTCCAACCAATGATACAAGGAAAAAACAATCATGAAAAAACTATTTGAAAATTGGAACAAGTACCTAGATGAGAAGATGGAAGTCTTGAGCGAGACCTCCGCGGAACAACGCCAGCGCGATGCTCGTCGCGCCAGCTTAGGCGACGCTAAAGAGGCTATGATGGATGCTTACATTGAGAAAAAGTCCGGCCTCGACCAGGGTGATTTTTCCCGCGCCCATCCCGATAAATGGAGGCAGTTGAGCGATGCGCTGCCTGATGAATATAAAGCGATAGACGACGGTCTGTCTGACGAGGCCTTTAAACAGGCTGTCCTCGAAGTACTACAACATATCTTACCATAGACAACAACAAACAAAATGAATCAGTTTTAATCGATACAAGGAAATAGCAATCATGAAAATCACCAAATCACAACTTAAGCAGATTATCAAAGAAGAAATGGAAGCAGTACAAGAGACTGACTGGGCCAGAGTGACAGGACTCGGCAACAAGCCTCACGAACCCGGCGCCAGTGTGGAGGATAAACGTGAGTACGCATACGTCAATGAGTGTTTCAGAAGTGAGGAGGTCAACAGTATCGATTTCATTGGAAACGAAGAAGCCTGGCAAGCTGCATTCAATAAGTGCATGAATGATAAAATACGTCAATTAAAAATCAAACAAGATCCTAAAACGTGGCTAGGTGAGGCCGACAACACTCCCGAATTGAAAGATGCATGAGTTTCGAACTAGACAAAAAACAAAAAGTAAAAGAAATATTAAAGTGTGGTAAGGATCCTGCTTATTTCTTAAAAACATATGCCCGTATATCCCACCCGATGCACGGGCTGATTTTATTTGACACATATGATTTCCAAGATGAGTTACTCCAAGATTTTAATGATTATCGTTTTAATGTTATTTTAAAAGCTCGGCAGCTTGGTATCTCAACGATTACAGCCGGCTATATTGTATGGCTGATGCTTTTCCACCGCGACAAGTCGATTCTTGTTATGGCAACCAAGTTTGCCACAGCAGGAAACCTTGTAAAGAAAGTAAAGGGTGTAATGCGCAACCTGCCTGAATGGATTAAGATTGCCAGTATTGATGTAGATAACCGCACATCTTTTGAACTTTCCAATGGCTCAACTATTAAAGCCGCTTCAACCTCCGGCGATGCTGGTCGTTCGGAAGCACTGTCTTTGTTGGTTCTGGACGAGGCTGCTCATATCGAAGGTCTCGAAGAGCTATGGACAGGTCTATATCCTACACTATCGACAGGTGGACGATGTATTGCGTTGTCAACACCTAATGGTGTCGGAAATTGGTTTCATAAGACTTGCACTGATGCCGAGAGCGGCACTAACAATTTTCACATAACTACGCTTCCTTGGGATGTTCACCCAGACCGCGACAAAGAATGGTATAAAAAAGAAACCAAAAACATGTCCAAGCGCCAGATCGCGCAGGAGTTACAATGTAATTTCAATACTTCTGGTGAAACTGTTATCGACCCTGACGATATGGCATGGTTGCTTTCAAATGTTTGCGAACCAAAGTACCGCACAGGATTTGATCGCAATTTTTGGATTTGGGAAGAGTTCGACCCTACTTGTAATTATCTTATGTCTGTTGACGTATCAAGAGGTGATGGGGCCGACTTCTCAACGTTTCATATTATTAAACTAGAGACATTAGAAATCATTGGAGAATATCAAGGTAAGCCAACTCCCGATATGTTTGCTGTAATGTTGAACCAAGTCGGTAGAGAGTTTGGAAATGCCATGATGGTAGTTGAGAACAACAATATTGGTTATACTGTTTTAGATAAGTTGACAGAATATGCATATCCCAATGTCTACTATTCTATTAAGTCAACTCACGAGTATGTGGAGCAACACGTTGCAGAACATAGGACATCTGCAGTCGCTGGTTTTACCACCAGTATGAAAACGAGACCTCTGATCGTTGCGAAATTAGAGGAGTTTATAAGAAATAAACTAATTAAAGTATATTCTTCGCGAACAGTGAACGAATTTAAGACATTTATTTGGAGGAATGGTAGACCACAAGCAATGAAGAGTTACAATGATGACCTCATCATGGCTCTTGCGATTGCGTGTTGGGTAAGAGATACAGCAATTCAGTCAAACGCTCGCGACTTAAATTATCAAAAAGCCTTTGTCGATGCAATATATACCGTAAAAACATCAATGAATACACAAATAAAAGGCCAAGATGGATACAAACCTAACAGTGTAACTGATATAATGTCTGAAGCTCAGTCCTATTGGGATCAATACAAGTGGATTATAAAGTGAGGAAATAATGGCACCACCAAATAAAAATATGGGTCGCAACCCTGTCAATCGAGAAAACGATTTATTCAAAGCTCTGACGAGATTATTCTCAGGACCGATTGTTAACTACCGTTCACAGTCTGGTCGTCGTATTAGACGACAACATTTAGATAAGTTCTCTTCACGATTTAAATCTGCGTCAGGACAACAGTTTAAAAAGGCTCTTTACAACCCGCTTGATACTTTGGCTACCAATGCTATTCAAAATCAGCGCCGTTCCGAACGTTACGTTGACTTCGATCAGATGGAGTACATGCCAGAGATTGCCTCTACCATGGATATTTATGCAGATGAGATGACAACATATTCTGAATTACGCCCGATGCTTAATGTTAAGTCCGGCAATGAAGAGATTAAAGCTGTCCTTACTACTCTCTATGAACAGATTCTAAACGTTCAATATAACCTTTTCGGATGGTCGCGTACAATGTGTAAGTACGGCGATTTCTTTTTGTATTTGGATATTGACGATAACTTTGGTGTTAAATCAGTTATCGCGCTTCCTCCTATGGAGATTGAAAGATTAGAAGGTCAAGACTCTACAAACCCTAACTACGTTCAATATCAATGGAACTCCGCAGGAATGACCTTTGAAAACTGGCAGGTCGCACACTTTCGCATTCTTGGTAATGACAAGTATGCTCCTTATGGAACTTCGATTCTAGAGCCTGCACGCCGCATTTGGCGACAGCTTACTCTTATGGAAGACGCCATGATGGCCTATCGCGTTGTACGTTCGTCAGAACGCCGCGTATTCAAGATCGACGTTGGTGCTATTCCTCCCAACGAAGTTGAACAATATATGCAAAAGATTGTTACACAGCTTAAGCGACATTCAGTTGTAGACGCAAATACTGGCCGTATCGATCTTCGTTATAACCCCATGGCAGTTGAGGAAGATTATTTCATTCCTGTCCGTGCTGGTTCTGTGACTGATATTCAGAACCTTGCAGGCGGCCAAAACACTACCCAGATTGATGATATTAAATATCTGCGAGACAAGCTGTTCTCTGCGCTTAAGATCCCACAAGCTTATCTAGCAATGGGTGAAGGTGCAGCCGAAGATAAGACAACTCTTGCA